ATTTGAGATACCAAATGTAAGTGATGCTTGACCACCTATGTCCGATAGAACTTCTGCTGTACTTCTGCTTTCTAAACCAGAAGATGTAAACCTTGCATACTCGTCATCAGCAACAGAACTGCTATCTACTTTAACTGCATTAGTATTACTGATGCCAAATGTTAAAGACGCTTGTCCGCCTATATCTGATAAGACCTCTGATGCAGAACGACCTTCTACAGTTGTTCCAGCTATTTTTAAAAAGTCGTCATCAGCTACGCCAGTTGTAAACTTAGGTACATTTGTGTTGGCAATACCGAATGTTAGTGTTGCTTGTTTTGCATCAAGCTGTGTTTGTATATCGCTTGATACGCCATCAAGTCTTTGAAACTCTGCATTAGATACTGAACCATCTCCTAGTTTTGCAGCATCTATAGCTGTAGGTAAATTACCAGCAGATACACTTACTACTAAATCAACAGTACCATCATCATCTTGATAGGTTGCAGTAATATCAGTTTCAGTATTGCTACTGAACATAGCACCAACAATATCTTGCAATGCTTCTGTAGTAGTTCCTGCGTAAGATTTTAAGTTAACTGCTGTTATCTTTTTTGTCTGTCCTGCATCGGTATCTACAATAGCTAATACATCATCATCTGCTGGTGTAGACAATGCTGTCAATTCACTTATTTTGCTGTCTGCCATTCTTTACCCTTTTCTTAATTTGTTTTTCTTTTTTCTTTAAAAGCTCTACTAGCTCTTTAAAAGTCATTTTCCTTGACCTTTGTATTTTTTAAAACTTCTTCTTTTATGTTTGTTCTTTGGTCTTGACCTTATACTCTGTCCAATAGAAGTTCTTTTCTTTGGTCCAGATTCATGTTCAGTATAACTCTTAGCTTTACGAGCCATTAGTTAGATATTGGTCTACCACTAAAGACAGTACCTACTGCCTGTTCTATTTTAATATTGTCTCCTGCTTGTATAAGCAAGTAAGTGCCATCTTCCAATTTGATATTATCATTGGGAGTATCTGTTCTTCTATCTCTATATCTATCTTGTCCTCGATGCGAGAATCTAGTCGCAATGGTCATTGTGCTAATTCAGTAACCCTTGCTGTACCATCAGTAGATCCAACTCGTAGAAAAGCTACTTTAGTAGCTGGTGCTACTCTAAAATACTCTGGTGTAAATGCAGGAATAATAATACTTGATGATGTTGCTGTAGGTGAAGTTGCATTCATTTCTACATAAGCATCAACAGTTGTTACGATTCTAATTTCTCTTGTTTGTCCATTTAAAGCATTTGAAGATGCAGCACTTGAGCTGCCTACAGCTACTGTCTGTGTAGTTCCAACTTTAAATGTAGTAGGTGCTTTATAATCAGTCATAGTTACTCCGATAATTCTGAAATATATAGTGAACCGTTACCAGAAGATCTAATTACAGATATAATATTACCTGGTGATACTTTGTAATATTCAAAGTCTTTTGCCTGTAGTGGTGTCATAGCAGCAGTTGCTGTTACAGCAGGATTACTAATTGATATATGACAATCAGTAGTTGCATACAATCTTACATATCTACATTGACCAGATATAGCAGAACTGTTTGCAGCACTAGCTGTGTAGTCTACCTTCTGTACTGTTCCTGTTAATTTATAATACATAATGTTCCTTAGAATGATTCTAAAGAGGGGGGTTGCCCCCCCTCACTTAGATTATTGGTTGATGTCGAGAAGAATACCGTGTGCGGCTTCGTTTCTCATTTCAAGAGTCCATTCTGCAAGAAGTTGCATTTTCTGACTATCGCCAGTTTTTGCAAGTTCGTCAATTTGGAAATCTCTCAAGTAAGATGTTGCCATCATATCTCTTTGGATAAGGAAAGCATTACTCTCACTTGTTGTTGCCATAACCCTATTAGGTACAACTTGAACATCACCAAAGTCAGATGAGTATACATCAATTGCAGCATACTCTACTCTAGCGTCAGCTTGTCCAAATCTAGTAGTGTTAGCGTTGAAACCAGATATAGTTTGTTTCACAGCTGGTGGAACAACGAGCATATCCATTTCTCCGCCAGCTTCATAAACCTCTTTGATAACAGTCTTTAAGATTGTTTCAGTAAGGTCTCTGTCTGTACCAGAGTTAGGTAAGTCAGTACCAGAACCAGTAGATAAAGCTCCACCAGATCCTGCATCACCATTAGTTTGAATCCATGTAGGGATTGATCCTAATTTTCTAGCATTTGATGCGTCACCAGCAGCTTGAACCTGTCCTTTAATAAGGGCAAATTCCATATCTTTTTTTAGCTCTTTCGATTTTTTAGCGATTTGATAGCTCATTTCGTCAGCTCTACCAGCAGCATCTACAGCTGATTGAGTTCCAGAAAGTGCTACTACTTTATCCATAATCTGAGTAAAGTTAAAAGCTCTTGTAGTTGCAGTTAATGCATCAACAGTTGCTTCGTCACCCTCGATTACAGAGTTAGCAGCAGGTGCAGCTAAACTATCAAGTTGCCATTCGTGTTTAGTTGATTTTGCAGCAGTTCTAGGAATTGCTGAAAGTATTGGAGTCTCTGATGGACTAATATTATAAATTATGTCGACCAAATCCTCTCTAATACCAGTAGTATCGTATGTATCATACAAATTACTTGGTTGTGCCATTATAAGCTCCTTTTATTAGATTTTAATTGATTGTCTAAAAATAGCAGCAGCATCTCTTACGCTACCTGATTTTCTTAGACGCTTAACACGCTCACTCTTTGCAATTTGTAATTTTTCATTTTTAGTTTTTGCCATTCCAGGTTTTACAACCCTTGGTGCATCAGCAACTTTTTTACTTAACGCTGGTTTTGATTTTACCAGTTTTCGGTAAGCCATTGCATCTCTTAAAACTAACAACATCCTATGATCTGTTAAACCAGCTATTTCTTGTGCCTGATATCCTTGATCTGCTAAATACTCTTTCATGTTATTTTTAACAACACTAGCTTTAGCTGGATCTTTCATTTCAGGCATTTTTAAAAACATCTGTTTTTCTTGTTCAGCAACATACTTAGTATAATCTTGCTGTTGAGAAGACATGATCTTTTGTTGAGCTGCTTCTAGGTCTTTTTGCCTTTTCTGCATTTGATACTGTAAGCGAGATGCTTGTACAGGATCTTCCTCATACATTTTATCAAAATCTATACTCTGCATTTCTGCATCAAGTTGAGATCTTAGGGATTGTTCTAATTGAATTAAATTACCCATTTGAGATTGAACGCTCTCTCTATCACGAGTTAACTGATCCTCTTGTTGTTTTCTTTCAATTGAGAGTTCTTCAGTTTTTCGTGAGTAATCGGCTTGTCTTTGATATCCATTTATAAGTTCTTGTTGGTTAACCTCATATTTTTGTCCGTCAATAGTGACAGGGAATATAGGCTCCTCAGAAATTTCTTGTGTACTCGTTTCTTCATCAGATACTTCAGTACTTTCCTCTGACAATGCGTCTTTGTATGGAATGTCGCTAGGATTTAATGTTTCCTCTATTGATTCAACAGGTTCATCGCTAACTTGCATTGGTGTTTCTTCTGCAACCGTTTCGGTCTCAGTTGGTGCTTGTTGATTGTCGGCTGATTGGTTCAACAAACCCTTAATCGTATCTGCAGCTCCACTTACCGTGGTTGGCTGCTGTTCAGCATCAGACATATAGTCCTCCTATTTTAGTTTTTTGATATCCTCTAATTGTCTAGAGGCAAGTTTGCCTGTATTCATTATTTCAGTTAGGTGGTCTTTGACCTTATCCAACTGATGATAGGCTACCCAGATAGCAGTTCTTGCTTCTGAATCTTTATAGGAAGTATTCATTATTTGATTTGTATAGGTATCTTTGAGTGTATCAAAGGTCTCAATAAATAATGAGTCTTCTAATATTGTTTTGGCTTTAGAGCCTTTGGATAGTTCTTTATTTAATGCGTGTTCATCCATTATTGATTTTTAGGATCAAAGAATTGTTGTTGTTGCTTTACAGTTTCTTGACCAATGTCTCCTAATTGATTAGTGGGTTCTTTTCTTGTAAGATCACTTTCTCTTTTTATTGCATTACTGTCAATAGACATTTGATATTTAGCTTCTAGTTCTTTGATTCTAGTTTCAAAATTTAATATCATTTCTTGTGTTTTCAACTCAAGTTCTCTTTCTTTTATCTGAGTATCAAGTATCTTCCGTTGATTTTCACCTTGTACTTGAGCTAGTGTTACCTTCTCAAATTCTGTAGGTTGAGGTGGTTGTGGTGGTGGCATTTGCGCAGCACCAATAACTGGATCAGTAAAGTATGTTTCAACATTTTTCAGACCAGCAGCTTCTACTAATTTAGTTAATGTATTATGTACATTTCTAAGATTGACCATAGGTCCTGCTGCTGATTTTTGTAAGTTAATTGCTTGCAGTTGTCTTTCAAGAATATTATTTAGAATACCTAGTTCTTGTTCTTTACTACCTGTTCCTAAACCTACTTGAACATTAATGTTACATTTGTTTGCCCATTCCATAGGCATCATTGTTACATACTGTTCATTTACACGAATGATCTTTTCTTTCGTTTCATATTTAATTACAACTTCTAATAGTTTATTAAATAGTTCCTTAATACCTGTTTCAGCAAATACTCTGCAAATAAGTTCTACTCTTAATTGAGCTTGTGTTAATATTTGATTAATTCCACTTGCTGTTTTATTTAATGAGTCAGCATCCATACCTTGTGAGTATCTTGTAATACCTGTTCTTTGTTCTCTAACAACATCCAAGTATTCTAACAATGGCATAGCCTGTTGATTCAATGGCTGTGATTGTAAAGGTTGTATAACTGATTGTGGTGGTTGTTTTGTTCTAACAACTCCTCCAGGTCTGTTTGTTAATAGATCATCAATATTTACTTGACCATCCATAATAGCGACTCGGTTATTATTTGTTAGATACATATTATCCAACAACTGTCTCATAATTGTACTTTTAATTAATTGTACATCTTCAACAAGTTCTGAAACAGATCTACCATAAAACCTGTGTGGTACTAGAATAGGTGTTATGCTTACGAATGGGCATCTGTCATAAGGCACATTGTCTAAGAT